GCCGTTGCCTCAATCTTCGCCATAGCAATCGCCGTTGTCGCATCCTGCTTGGCGAGGCCCAGCCGCTGCGCGAACCGGTCTTTATCCAACTGCTCAAGCGCCTCCCGACGGCTGATTTCGCCCTCACGCTTGGCCTTCTCTTGCGCCGCTAAGACGGGCATCACGTTGCCCATGACACCGCTGAAGCCGCGCACAGACGTCGGCGCGGCAAACGCTGCCGACAGTTGGTACATACGCTCGCTGAACGAGGGGGCGTACCGTCGTTCCTCAAGCATCTTGGCAAGTTTGTCGTAGCGCGTCGTGTATTCGTTGTTGAGCTTGTTGTACGCAGTCATAGTCTTCTGGACATTGGGGTTGTTGTACACCGCCAGACCGCCAGTCTCCGCGTCAGCAGCGTCTATGACAGCAGCCTCCGCGTCAGCAGCGTCTATGTCAGCAACAGCGCCAAGGGCACCCAATTCTTCGTCCATTGTAACTTCCTCTGCGTCAGGTGCCGCTGGCGGCGCGCCTAATCCTTCTTTCATTTTACGGATGTGGTCTACCATCCACGGCTCAAGGGGCGAATTTTCCCAGCTCATTTGAAGACGCCCGCGTCCTTCAAGTCTTTTATGAAACCAGCCGCGCCAGACAAACCACTAGCGATCTGCGATCCTGTGCTTGCTGGGAATTTCTGCTCCACACCTGACGGTGAGATACCATACGCCGTCTCCGCAGTTGGAACGCCTGTGGCAACGCCCTTAAACGTATTCAACATGTTGTTGATCTGCTCTTGCGGGTAGCCCTGCTGACGCAGGAAGTCCTGATACGCCACGTCGAGGTTCTTCTGGCCCTGCTGCTGCTCCAGCGCGCCAACGCCGCCGACTGCATTCGCGCCAGTGAGGCCGAGGGTCTGCGCCTGTGCGCCGAGGTTCGACAAAGCGCCAGAGGCCGCGAGTTGTTGCTCTTGCTGCGTCTGCGCCAAGCCGCCCGCCGTGCCAGCAAGGTTGCCAAAGCGGCTAAGGTCTGTGCCCGCGAGGCCAGCGGCCTGCGTGTAGCCTTGCTGCAATGCTGCGGTCTGCTGACCAAGGATGTCGGCGCTGGTGTCGCGGAGGGCGCGCGCTGTCTCAGTCATCATCCCCGAGGGGGTACCGCCCAAGCCGTTACGATCGCCGTAGCCAAGCTGTCCGGCTTGAATGTAGCGGCCTTCGACGGCAGGGAGGAGGTTCTCCGTAAGATTGCGCGTGCCCAACTCGCCGATGCGGCTGATGACGGCGTCGTTGTACGGGTTCATGTACGAACCGATGTTCGACACGGATGTCTGACCTGCGGCGTTCAGGAACGGCTGCGCGGTGTTCAACGCGCCCGGCGCGTTCACCGCGTTCTGTGCGACGCCTGTGGCTTGGCTAAATAGAGGCTGATACGCCGTGGCGGCGGTGCCGGTCATGCCGAATGCCTGCTGCTGCGTCGGCGTGAAGCCCGCAACGCGCGGCATTGGAGCCGTCTCGTAACCACGGTTGGCGATAGCATTCTGACCCGACAGGATGTCCATCGCGTAGTTGGAGTACCAATCAGGCAGCACCTGCTGCTTGGTCATGTCCGTGAGGGCGGAGCCTTGTGGGATCACTGCCCCTTCAGACAGGAATGAACTACGATCGGCCATTAAATACGTCCTCCGGACAGATACGCTTCGGGCCGCTTGGCATTAGCACTAAAACGGCCCTTTGCCAACTTGCGACCCTTGTGTTTACGAACTTTTATGCGAAGCTCGTCTAGTTTCTTTGCGCCAGCCTTATTCGACCCGTCACCCAGTAGGGCGACAGTCTCGGCGTCGATCACATATTCACCGTCGGACAGCACCGCAGGGATGTCGTCGCTGCGGCCAGTGCCAGCGCCGTTGACTGCAAATTCAGTGCGGCCACCACGCGCAAAACGGTTGTCCTCGGGGACGTACATCGCTGGACCAGCGGGGTTTCTGGGCACAGGCGTGGTGATAGGCGCAGGCGTGGCAGGCGCGTAGTCGAAGAACCTAAGCTCGGGCCGCGTGCCGTATGTCAGATAGTCTACGTCACCCAGTGCGCGCGCGGTGCGGTTCGCGCCAAGGCCGCCTGCGGATGGCAGCTTGGCTGAGAATATTGAACCTAAGCGACCGCCGCCGGGCATGTATGTCCCAGTTTGACCTGAGCCGCCACCGCCGCCACCGCCGAGGTTGCCGAGGAAGCCAATGGCTTTACTGCCGAGGGACAGATAGTCTTCAAGACCCGGCGTTGGTGGCGGATCCTTTGGTGGCGGATCCTTTGGTGGGTCTTTTGGTGGGTCTTTTGGTGGGTCCGAGGCGGGTGGAGTTACCCCACCCGTCGTGACAGCGGCAAGGCCACCCACGCCAGACAAAGCGGCCAACAGTTCTGCTGGGGTAAGTGTTTCCAGTCCGCCTCCAGTTACCGTAATTGGGTTTCGCTCGGCTTCAAGGTCTTCTGCCGTTTTGGCTTGGTTGGCGGCGGTTGGGCCGACATTGCCCGCCGTGGCAGCGGCAAGGCCACCCACGCCAGATAAAGCGGCCAACAGCTCGTCTGGTGTGAGACTTTCCAGTCCGCCCCCTGTGACGACCATCGGGTTTCGCTCGGCTTCGATGTCTTCTGCCGTTTTGGGTTGTTGCGCGGGCTGCGTGGGGTTTAATGAGCCTGAAAGCATCGCGTTGACGGGAATAGGGAACGCTGCGCCAAAGGGCGAGCCTGAGCCAGACGTTCTTGCAAGTACATCGATAGGGTCGACACCTGCGTACATATCGACGGGCGGTTGTAATGTTGTCGGTGTTTGCTGCTGCGCAAACTTCTCGGCTGGCGTCTTGTAGCCAGTGACCTCGCTCAGTCCGCCTTTTAGGCCTTGAGACAGTAAAGTATTGCCTATGGCGCTTCCCGCGCCCTGCGCCGCCTTTGAAAGGCCGGTGACAATAATCTGCTCGGCAGCTTTTTCTGCGGCTGTTTTTGCCACTTCTTCGGTCGTCTTAGCCGCAAGAGCGCCACCAACGCTGCCAACGGCTTTTCCGATGGCCTCGTTAGCACCAGAGCCACCCATTAGGCCAGCGGTTCCCGCGCTGATTAAACCTGCTTTTAAGGGGTTTTTACCAGCCAAACCAGCGCCCGCTGCACCAGCCAGACCAGCAGCGGCCATCTGCGCTGGTAGGCTGGCACCGGCAGTCGCGATAGCCATAGCAATGGGGAGCGCAAAACTTGCGATGTCACCGACTGTGCTCTGGCTCCGCTTTTCATTAGCGACGACGCTGTAGCCGCTCTCTTGTTGAGAGTTCGGCGTCTGTATTTGCCACTGCGCTTTTGCGCCTTGCTCGGCTGTGAGCGCATTGGCGCGGTTGATGGCCTCCTGCGCCCCCTCGTACCCGACACCCTCGTACACCACTTTTCCAGTATTCTTATCGAGTAAACGGAATACTTGGGTCGGCGATTTAACATCTATGCCGCCGCCAGCAGAGGCGGTTGAGTTGCCTTTGTCTGACAGCGGTGCTTGGAAAGTTTGCATATATGGGTTGACTTTGTATAAGCCGCCCCCGCTTCCGCCGCTGCCTAAGTCGGAGCCGAAGTTCATACCATATACGTTGTCTAAGCTGCCGAAGTCGGAACCGTAGTTCCCTTGATTAAAGTTACCTGATGAGGATAGCGCGTACAGGCCTGCCAAAGCTTCGGGAGACAAGCCGCTCAGGCCGTAAGGCGCGGCCTCCTGCGTCGTTGGCTCAACCGCTGCTCGGCGAGGGTCGTCCATAACCGCGCCGCCGTCGGCGTAGCGAGGTACAGCCGCCTGTAAATAGTTACTGAAGCCGGGGATGTAGTTCATGAACTTGTACCTTCGAGCATTGGATATACACGCATTCCCCACTCACGCCAATCCGAGAACTGATATGGATCAGGAATAATTTGCTGCGTAAATGGTGAGGCACGCAACAGCCCTATAGCCCAGCCTTGCCACTCGGCCTCCTCGGGAGGCGTGCCGAATGCCCACGCGTCGTTGACCGACAGTATAACTGAACAGGCCCAGTCTTGCCAAGTCATTCCGCGCGGGTCGATCATCCCAGTGTCGTCCCATCGCCCGGCTGGACGTGCGCAAGCACGAGGCCCATCTGATAGTCACCGCCAAGGGTGTTGCTCTCGAAGCGGAAGCGCAGCTCGCGGCGCTGCGTCTTCAGGAATACGACCTGCTCCTGCGGCGTCTGAGGGGTGTCCACAAACGTCATTATAATGCCGTTGACTTCAGGCGCGCGGGCGTTGGCTCGGCCCATGACCTGAACAGTCATGTCGCCGCTCTGCACGAAGTCAGGCTCAATCATCAAGACCTGCAATGCCTTGCTGACCCGCTCCGTCACGGGCAAAGACAAGTCGGCGGTCTCGAAGAATGACTGTATCGGATTGAGCGTCAGGCCGTCGATCTCGTCCGTGCCGACCTCGTGAACCCAGAACTTGTACGGGTTGTCGAATGTGATGTTGAACGTGGCCGCGCTGCCTGCCCCGCCAGTCACACTGACTGGGTTGGCTGGGATCTCGGTGTACTGACCCGCATTGCTTATGGTGATGCCGGTTATAACGCCGCCGCCACCGATAGTCGTGACTGTCAGCTCAGTATCGAGTTGGCCTAGACCACCCACGACCGTAAGCGTGTTGCCCACGGCGTAACCAGTGCCGCCTGTGACCACCGTAACCGAAACGGCCTCGGCATCCTGCGGCGCGACGCCTGACATGAGCGGCTTGCGGAATACGGCAGGGAAGATGCCCGCACCGCGTCCGCCGTTGGGCAGTTCGGTGTCGTACCATGTGTTCTCACGCACGTTGTAGCAGACGGCGTGGTTCGGTTCGAGGCTGTCGCCGAACGGGAAGCACCACCATATCTCACCGAAGCGCGGAACCTTTATCGCGAACACCTTCTGGCGCTGCTCGTAGTTCAGGTTATCGAAGAAGAAGTTCAGGTTTATGTTGTTCTCGACTTCGCGCACGACGCCGTTGAACGACAGGAAGCGGTCGGTGCCGATCCAGTAGAAGATGCCGTCGTACTCGATGACGCTATTGGACGCCAAGATTGACGACTGCGAGCTTATGGTGTCGAATTGGAATACTGGCGTGCCGCCGACATAGGTGCCGCGAATGAGACTGTCAGCCGACCAGAACAGGCCAGACGGGCTGTTGCCCGGTCCGCCGCGCAGTGGCATGGCCTTGACGATCTTTTGCCCTGTGATGTACGCATTGCCTGAGCCAGAGCTAGTGAAATCATTCGGCGTGTTGGGCACAGAGAATGCCACGTAGCCGTCATTACCGAAGGCAAATGTGTACGGCGGCAGTGACGCAACGCCGCCAGTGGCGCTGAAGTTAGCGGGTATGAGCGTGACTTGCGTCAGTGCAGATGTACCGAGGAGGTTGCCGACGAAGACGTCGCCGCCGTCACTGTTGCAGATGCAGTTGAGGTTCGGCGCAACTTGCGCGACGATCTGGTTGCCGTTCGTTGTGTCGTAGGCCGTTGCGAATTGCCACATGTTTGCGGCGTCTGCGGTGAAGCCCGACGTGGGCGTGCGGTCAGTGATGACGCTCGTGTTGTAGGTGCCGTCAATGAAGAAGCGCTCAAGGCGGTCAGCCGACCCTGCGTGGACGTATGTCAGCAAATCCTGCGTGTACTCAAGGAGAGCGCGAGGTAGGCCGCGCAAGAACTTGTTGATCGAGCGATAGCCGCCCATCTTACGCGGCAGCCCACGCTGGAAGCGCACCCACTGCCCGTCAACATACTGGTCACCCTCGAACTTGGTGCCGTCGCGCTTGATGCCGGGGGCGGAGCGTAGTTGTACAATGTTTTCGGCCATTAGAACCTCTCAGCCTCAAGCTGTATAGACCACGTATCGAGGACAGTTCCGGTTCCGGTAGCACGCACATCCATAACTAACTCTACGATATTGAGGGTGCCTGCGATAGCCGCCACCCGTGTCCACAGCGGGGTTCCAGAGGTAGCGACCCAAGAACCCGTAGTTCCTGAAGAAAGAGTGCCGCTAACTAGTGTTGCAAAAACTTCGTAGTTACCGCCTGCGGACGACGGTGTAACCCACTGGCCAAGCGATGTGTCGACGCCATTTACCACTTCGTAAACAAATCCATTTGTATTTATGCGGTACCCCGCAGATTGGGCGGGAACGCCAGCAGCCACAACAACTGCGTCGTTAAAATTAACAGTAGCGCCCGCGCTCTTGCCGTAGAAGTTGGTCGGTACAATAATAGCGCCAGATGCGACACCCGCCAGTGTGCGCACATTGGTATCGTTTAGTGAAACCTGTGCAGTAGCCCCTTGGCTCAGTTCGAGGTTAATAGACTGCCCCGTAGTGCTGCCACCTAAGCTAATTGGCCCCGATGCGTTGAGCGTCATTACTTAGCTCCCCGCAACTCGTCCACTTCAGCCTTTAACTCTTTGATGGCCGCGAAGGCGACAGCAACAAGTTTTTCGTAGTCAACGGCCAGTGTGCCATCGTCGCGAGTGCGAACGGCCAACGGGAACATTTCCCGTACGTCCTGTGCGATGACGCCAAAGTCGCCTTTGCGGATGAAGTAGTCGTCCTCGCCGCCATGCTCCGCGATGTAGGCATCAGTCCAGTCGAAGGTCTTGCCGCCGACAGTAGTCACGATGTCGAGGGCGTTTTCAATCGGACGCACGTTCTCTTTCAGGCGCGCATCGGACGAGTAGAACGCCGTGACGTTGTTGGTCGCACGGATCTCACCCGCAGTACCCGAGCCCGCAGTGCCGACGCCGAGGCTGTTGACCTGATAGTTGTTGGACGTGTTTAGCGCGTTCGCGGTGGTCGCAGTCGTAGCCGTTGTCGCCGACCCTGCCGTAGTTGCGGACGTCGCGGTGGTCGCGGACGTCGCGCTGGTCGCCGATGTAGCCGTCGCCGCGTTGCCACTGATGCTGATGCCCCATGTGCCGCTTGCGCCTGAGCCAGTGGTGGAAGGTACACCAAGCGCGGACTGCGCTGTGCCCTGCGTGGTTCCACCGGTACCGCCGTTGGCAACAGGAAGCGTTCCTGTGACCTGCGTGCTCAGGCTGACGCCCGAAAGCGCGCCGCCGAGGGTGAGACTGCCAGACGTGGTAACGGTGCCGCTGAGTGTAATGCCGTTGACCGAGCCTGTGCCGCCGACCGAGGTAACAGTACCCGTACCGCCAGCGGTAGAGGCGATGGTTATGCCGCCCGCGCTGTTTGTGACCGTGATGCCTGAGCCTGCGGTGAGCGTCGAGACGCTATACCCAGAGCCGTTGCCGATCAGAAGCTGACCGTTTACGGGTGTGGAGGTAACGCCTGTACCGCCTTGGCCGACAGACAACGCCGTGGTGAGACCCGTGAGCGATGTGATGTCGGAGTTAGCGCCAGAGCCAGCCGCGAGGAGAGTAAGCCTCGCGCCGGAGGCACTGGTCGCGCCAGTGCCCCCAGACGCTATCGCTAAGGTTCCCCCTAGAGTGAGTGTGCCTGCGCCTGTAATTGGCGAGCCAGTAAATGTGAGACCGGTTGTGCCGCCCGACGCGGCTACGGATGTTACGGAACCACCGCCAGCGGAAGATGCGATAGAGATGCCACCCGCGCTGTTCGTGATCGTAATGCCCGAACCCGCCGTCAACGTCGCCTTCGTGAGCGTGTTGCCGGTGCTGTTACCGATGAGCAACTGTCCGTCGGTGTACGTTGTTTGACCCGTGCCGCCGTTGACGACAGGCAGCGCAGTGCCCGAGTACGATAGCGCGAGCGTCCCACTCGTTGTTACTGGCGAGCCGGTTACAGTGAAGATGGACGGAGCCGACAGGGCCACACTTGACACCGAGCCGCCTGCCGCAGCGCCGACGCCGTTGATGAAGAGGCCTGTAGCGTTGATGGTGCCCGCGCCCAGTGCGCCCCCTGTGGGAGCGCCGATCTGAATGCCTGCCGCGTTGGTGAGCGCCGTGATGTCTGCGTTAGAGCCGCTCGCCGCCGCGCCGAGGCTCGTGCGCGCGGCACCAGTTGTCGTCGCGTTGGTTCCGCCTTGCGCGACGCTCAGTGGCGTCGTGAGGCCCGTCAGTGACGTGATGTCGGAGTTAGCGCCAGAGCCAGCCGCCGCAATGGCAGAGCGGGCCGCAGCGGTTGTGGATGCCGTAAAGACCGCCGTGCCGATGCCTGTACCGCCGAGGTTGGTCAGCGCCGAGGGTGCGGTAACCGCGCCCGTGCCGCCTTGTGCAATGGGGACTGTGCCCGCAAAGGCCGCCGAGGTAGTCGCCGAGATGATGTTCGTGCCGTCGCAGTACAGGATGGCCGTTGCGCCCTGCGTGACCAGAGTGGCCGCGCCGCTGGATGTCTTTACGCCGAGCGTGAACGCGCCCGTCGTGGCGTTGTTGACCCAGTACTGCTGCACCGTTGCGGGCACAACGATGTTGACGTTAGACGAGAGCGTGCCTGTAAACTTGTACGCAATACGGTTCAGCTCGGAGCCAGAGAGTGTGTACGTGCCGCCAGTGACGGCGATGGTCGTGTAGTCGAAGGCGAAGACCGCCTGCTGACCGAGGCCGATGGTGTACCACTGGACGCCGTCGCTGACGATGACGGCGCTATCGCCCGGCTGCAAGAGAAGCGAGGACGCGGCGTTGATAAGCTCAGAGCCAGACGGGTCAATGGTGAGATCGCCCTGACCGCCGTTGCGGACTTGCACGAACCAGCCGTCGCCAGCGGCGACAGCGGTAGGCAGGTTCATCGTGCCGAGGCCGCCGTTCCAGACAAAGACCTTTGCGCGGTCAGGGGCCGTGAGGCTGTATGGCGTAATCGAGAAGTCAACGACTTCGTAATTCTGTGCGAGGGTCGACCCAGAGGCAACCAGACCAGCGCCAGCCAATGCGGCGGCCTGCGCCTGCGCGACGGCAGCGCCGTAACGGAAAGTGCGCCAGACACCGCCAATGGTGGTGTTGCTGATGAGGTAGCACTGCCACTGCTCGCCCGCGCCGATGCTCAGGATCGCGTTGCCTGCGGCGTTGTCGATAGTGATTGTGTCGGGGCCGAGGTTGTTGAACAGGATCGTCTGGCCGACGCCGACTGACATCGCGTCGGGAAGCGTGACAGTGTACGGGCCGGTTGGCGTGATGTCGATGATGCGGGCGACGACGTTATTGCCGGTGGTGGCCTCAAGCGGCCACTCGAGGGATATGTCGCTGGTCAGCGCAAGTGGGAGATACGATACGTCTGAGGGGTAGATCGTTGTACCACCAAAAACTTGTGTAAATGAAGTGGACATTATGCCTCCTTACGCACGGCGGATCGGTCTAGGATTTTGGCGAGGTCTTCGCCGTTCAACATTGCCGCCGCGCGGTCGTACATGCTCTGCCAAACTGGGATGCGTTCGTCGTTCTTCAGGAACGGCGTTGCCTCAACCAGCGTGCCGTAAAGCAGAAGCTGCGGGGCGTATTCTGTAATCCAGTTCGTCTGCACGCTCTCGTCGAGCAAGGGCGGCAGTTCGTAGTACAGGATTTCGAATGGGTACTCTGCGTCCGGCGTCGGCGCGAACAGCCAATGGCTGTAATCATAGTCGCTGTAGAACAGCGGCGTGTCCGTCTCCAAGGCGTTTGGCCAGTAGGAACGAAGATATTCGTAGACGCGGGAGTATATGATTTTGCGGTTGTTGAACGTAGCGCCTGTGCCGATGTTGATCGACACAGTGTCGCGCCAGCGATCGGGCTTGGGGTAGACAGACTGACCCGCAGAGAGCGTGCCGGTCACGACGTTAATGAAACCCTCGACTTTCAGCTCGCGGGCGATGCGACGCTCGGCGAGGTTGATCAGACGCGGGATTTGTTCAAAGACAATGGGGTCCGACGCGAGTGTGTTGCCGCGCTCAAGGTAGCGCTGCACGT